TCTAATATTATCCGGAGACATAAATGAGATAATCACGCAGCTGGTTGGAGACAGTTTCGGAAGCCTGTTCGTAGTGACCTCTTCTAAAACTGGAATAGAAGTAAGCAACTGGAAAGTAGACAGATACGTCACGCTGTACGACGCGATACAGAAACTACTGGATCAGTACGCTTACAGACTGAATATTAAGTATATTCAGCCAAGCGGACTGGACTATGGATATGTAAAGCTGGAAGCTGTCCCAATAAAGGATTATTCGGAAGAGCTGGAATATAGCCAGGAGAGCAAAACAGATATCACAGTAGAAGACTACAGAGCGGGTGTGAACCATCTAGTATGTGTAGGAGAAGGAGAAAGCCAAGACAGAACAGTACTCCACCTGTACGCGCAGGAAGATGGAAGCATCGGAAAAAATCAGTATTACTACGGAGCTGACGAGATAGCTGCAGTCTATGACTATTCATCGGCGGATAGAGAAAAGCTTGAGGAAGGTGGAATAAAGCGTCTTCAAGAGCTTCAAAATCACAAAAAATGCGATATAAACATAGAAGACATTGATTTGGAGCTTGGAGATATCGTAGCTGGATACGATGAAATTACGGATACAGAAGTAAAAAAGCCAATTATCCAAAAGATATTTAAAGTAGAAAAAGGAGAGGCGACAGTGGATTACAAAATGAAAGGAGATGATTAAATGTCTGGATTAATACCAATCACAGTAAACACACCACCGGGAGAAGAAGCGCACATACGCGCGGAAGATGACGCGTCTATCTATCAGAGCATTTTTGGAGAAGATGGCGTGTCGACCGTAGGACAAGCCTGCAAAGCCACAGTGCTGTCCAATAACAAGGTAAGAATTGCAGATGGAATTATCTGCGTAGGAGGACATTTCGCCCGTATCCCTTACGGGGATTATATTGATTGCGAAATCGAAAATGGACAGAGCGGCAAGAACAGAAACGACATCATTGTAGCAAGATTCGAAACGACCGGGACCGGTGGTATCGATACATACACATGTGAAGTCAAGAAGGGCACGGCAGGAAGCACAGAAACGGATCCAGAGATTGTACAAGAAGACCTATACAAGGCGGGAAAGGTGAGAGAACTTCCTCTGTACAGGGTGAAGATAGAGGGACTGAGCATCACGGCGCTAGAACAGCTCTTTACGCTGAGAAAAACCAATGAGGAATTGGAAAAAGAACTTGAGTCACTAAATAATAACTTTAATTCATTAAGAAAAAATATACAGATGTTTTTCGCTGGGTCCAGAGTATGCAACATAAGTCTAAAAGACAACACATCAGTTTCGGTTATCTCAAACTCAGATATAAACAAAGTGCTCGGTATAAGCGATGCCTCAAACGCTAACGTAGCCGTATCATTTTCAAACGGGGATGGAGGCGCCCAGAAGGTGCATGTTCAGGGCGCCACATATGAAAATGGAACATGGTACGCAACATTGGCATCTGGCGCAAAAGCAGGTCCTATTAGAATCAATTATATAATTACATACTTCGGAACAAGCACAAGCTCTTCGAGTGACGGTTCTTCAAGCGCAAAAGTACAGTCAAAAACAATCACACCAAGAACATCGGAACAGGTAGTGACACCGGACACTGGATATGATTACCTTGCGGAAGTTACAGTACAGGGCATTCCTTATAGTGAACAGGATGATTCATCTGGTGGCACAACCGTCAATATCGGATAGGAGGTGAAAAAGTGGGAATCAA